TTAAGTTGGGATTTGGTTTTATCTATATCACCTTTATAAAGAAATATAGTCTTACTGTTTCCAGGTGTGGCTGTAATTTCAGTTGGGTTTAGTTTATACTTTCTTAAGTTTCCCCCTCCATATTGCCCAGCCATATTTCTTACAGTAGAAAGAAAATCTCCTGGAACAAGATTTTTATCAGGCGAACCTCTATACAATATTATCTCACTTGGTAATCCTTTCTCAAATCCAATTTCTTTTAACTCAACATCCGATAACTCGCTGAGAGTTTTTTTATTCTCAACAAAATGGAACGCTTCTCCTTTTCCATATTGTCTTCCTCTACCACCAACTGGCAAATAATTCACAAACTCATCAAAGCTCTTACCTTCTGCTTTAGCTTTAGCTATGTCTGATTCTATTGCTTTAGGTTTACCTTCAATAAACTCCTTAACTTCTGATACTGCTTTTTCTTTCTTTAGAGTCTCTGCTTCTCTTTTAGCTATTCCTATTTTATCTAGTTCTACTTGTTTAGCTGCTTCTTTTTTTCTAGCTACTTTTAAGTCTTCTAGTTTTTTAAGAAATTCCTCACCTGCTTGTAAATCTTCTGAACTAGGTTTCTCACCTTTAAGTCTTTCAACAATAAAGTCTGCATCTAGTGAGTCTTCTAAATCCATTTTACCTTCGCCTACGAAATCCATTATCTCTTCTCTTTTATTTGTAAGTCTGTTAGCTATGGTTTCATTTTTTTGAGAAATTTTAATTAAATCCTCTATTGTTTGAGCATTTTTTGCTTTAACTACTCTTGATATATTTTGTTCTGTCTTTTTAAGACCTAATTCAATAAGAGCCTCTCCAGCTTGTTTTTTAGTTGTAGCCTTTATAGCTTTTTTTATTCCTTGCCTAAATATATTTTTTATTCCTCCAATTTCAGCGAAACTTACAGCAGTTTCAGCAGCACCTCTTAAAGGTAACCCTACTTTTTTAAATTCTTTAGCATATTCTTCTTCTGTTAATTCTCCAGCTTCAAATCTTTTCTTGACTTCATCTAATTTTTTTTCTGTTTCTATATCAGCTTGTTTTGCTTCTTCTGTTGGTTCAGTTAAAAATTCAGCTACTTTACCACGAACTCCTTTTATTTTTTCTAACTTTTCTCTGCCAGTAGCTTTCTCAAATCTTTCCATAGCTGGAACTATTTTTTCTCTACCAAACTCTTTAAATCTTTGAAGCAGTCCTTTATCTTGTTCTGCTTCTTCTTCCTTTTCTAAAGCTTGAGTGTATCTATCAAATCCTTTAGGTTGAAAAGTTCTATTTAAAACCATATCTGCTACACTACCTCTTTCAACATTAACTCCCTGTTCTCTTAATTGCATAGCAGCATCTTCCCAACTAACATCTGGGTCTAATTGAGATATTCTTTCTTGAACATTTTTAAGTTCATTAGTAAATCTATCAGCTTGTTCCTGTTCTTCTGGGGTTAGAGCCATACTCATCTGAGGTTGTTGAACTTGAAATGGGGTAGCTTGAGGTTGAATTTGAAAGGGACTTTGCGGTTGTTGGGGTTGCTGAATAGCGTCAGGTTGTCTGACTTGCTGTCTTTGGTATTCCTCTACAAATCTCTCTGCTTCTTCCTTTTCTTTTTGAGATAATTGAGCTTGACGTCTTTTAGCTGGGTCTTCAAAGAATTTAGCACGTGGATCTAAACCTTCTTTACGTCTAGCCTCGTCCCATTCTCTTTTAGAAACTCCAGGTGGTCTATTCTCTCTTGTATAGGATTCACCAGGTCTTAATTTCTTTTTCTTTTTTTTAGCCATTATAATTCTCTTATTTCTCCTGTTTTAGAGTTAGTTTGATACATTGGCTTGCCAGTTTGCGGATGATATTTAGTAGTCCAAGTTCCTGTGCTTGTGCTACCTGTTTTATATGGGTAAGAACCTGTTTGGATAGATTGTCCAGTGGCTGGGTCAAAAGTAAACATCTTACCTCCTACTTCGTAATGCTGATAATTAGGTTGGCTCGGTATTTTAGCATCTTCGTATTCTTTTTCTGATAACTCAACTCTTCGTTCATCAAGAGCATAGTTAAGTCCAAATTGTCTTACATCTTCAGCAAATTGTCTATCTGATTCAAAAATTCTACGCTGTTCTTGATTTAGACTCATCATAAAGTTCCTGTTATCGACAAATCTAGCATAAGCACTTGATTCAGACTCTGTTAATCTTTGTTGGACATATTGAGCTTGTGCAGCACTTAATCCAGCTTGTTGAGCTAAGAATCCAGCTTGTTCAGCTTGTGATTGTAATTCAATATCTCTTAATTGTCTTGCTTCTTCAACTCCTAGTCTTTGACCAGCTTCAATAGCTCCACCACCAAAGAAAGCTCCTCTACGATTTATTTCTTCAGTTTCTCTCTCCATAAGCCTTGCGAAATCTTCTCTAGTCGTAACCTTAGCTTGCTCAGCTTGTCTTTGTTGAAGTTCAGCTAACGCTTGTAATTGCTGTTGTTGAGGGTCATAAATTGATGCAGCTTGTTGCTGGATTTGAGGTAAAAACTTTTGAGGATCAAATTGATACTGCTGTGAAGCTAGGTTTTGAAATCCTTGTTGTATTTGAGCTCCTTGAAATCCAGACTTTATTCGCTGAAATTCTTGAGGATCAATAAAACGACCGACATTTTGTCTTGAAACGTCTTGTTTGCTAACACCTAAATCTAGCAGTTGACTTCTATATTGCTGTGAAGCAGCTTGTTTTTCTAGTGTTCCCATATTTTTATATTATATTAGCCCACGCACCATTCTCATAGGCTTGTAATTTATTAGTTGTTGTATTGTAGAGTATCATTCCATTTACTGCATCTAAAGCATCTCTTTCTGTTGTGGTATAACTAGGAACTGCAAATCTTTGAGCGTCATTCCATCTTCTAGGTCTTCCTAAAGCTTTCGCTACCTTTCCTTTGAAATTATTGAATTGTGTCGGTTTTAATTGAAATACCATTAGTTTATTGTGTATTTTATCTTAATTCCAAGAAGTTTAGCGTTTTGATTTAAATTATCACTTCCATCAGTCGGGTCTCTATAAACTCTAACTTGAATAGGCTCTCCTGCTCCAGCATTATCGACTGTTATTGCTGCTGTTTCTGGTGATATATACATAGTATTAGAAGATGCTGATGTATCTGTTACTTCTTGAGCTGTTCCAAAAGCCTGATTTATTGAATCTCCATTTCCAATTGCTCTTGCTTGAGCTCCCCAAACTACACTAGCTGATGAACTAGCTCCAGTTGTATACCAGAAGAACTGAACAGTTATTGTCCCCGCATTCCAGTCTGGAGGTAATGTAATCATTGTCTGGGCATACTCTGCTGATGTAGGGTCAAAAGCTAGATATCTGTAATCTATTCCATTTGCTGCAAATTCCTGATTTCTCAATTCAGAACCGCTAGTTGCTGATTCCCACATTTCAGAAGCCATAACCATTTTATACCTAGTAGTTCCTCTAGTATTGTCGTCAACATACTTTTTAATAGATTGCTGTGTAGCTATTTGAGTTGCACTATCAGAAGCCATATCGTCTTCGTCTAAGACTGCTGTTCCAGTAACTTGCGTGTTTAATACTGGACTTGTAAGAGTTTTGTTAGTAAGAGTTTCAGCTCCTCCTATTGTTGCTCCATCTGTAGCTGCTGAACCAGCTCCAGCTCCAGTTATTTTGTTTCCCCCCATTGGTAAGTCGCCAGTCATAGCGACTGAACCATCTTTTTCCAGCATTTGCGTATCTATCGCATTTACTGCTGTTTCTATTGCTGTTAAATCTCCCTGTAATGTAACAACACTAGGCTTATTAGCTGCCGAATAGGTTGAGTCTGGGAAATTTAAGTTTATTTGATTTCCTGCCATATTATTTAAACTTATTCTTTACTCGGAACTGATAAGCTAGTCCTAGTAAAGTTACGTCATTTACTTGATTACTTGATATTTTAAATTGTATTCCTCTTGGTTTCTCTGTGTTCTCTATGTCTGTAAAAAGCTGTCCTATTGTTTCTAGTGAAAATCCAAATCCTTCGTCAAATCCAAATCCTTCTTTAAAGTCTAGGTCGTCTGATGTAACTGTTACTGTTGTTTCATTAAAAGTTCCATATGGTAAAAATCTATATCCTATTGTTATTGTAGTTGTGTCCTCTACTTTAAAATCGGTAAATATCTTTTTAAATCTCTTAACATAGAAAGGAATATCTTCTGTGAAATACTTTGTTACTAAGAAGCAAGATTGAGCTTCACCATTTAGTCCTCCTGCGTATATCTCTTTTCTAAATGAATTTTGGAATACAAATAGGTCATTTGGCACTGCTGGACTTCCTGTAGCTGTTAATCTTGAATCTCCACCATATATTGATATAAGTCTATATCCTCCTCCTAAGTCTAAGTCTTCTATTCCATAACAACCAAAGTATCTTCTATTTCTAGTAATTGGATAAGGTTGTTTCGGATCTCCTGTTGATAATTTCTTATAAAATAAATATTCTTGAGCATTGTATAGTGTTGAAACATCAGCATCTGGTATTGATAAATAAACTATGTCATTAAGATATGTTGCTACTGCTGTTCCTGTTGGGACTACGTTTCTACCTGTCTGTTTTATATTTCCAAATATTGTTCTAATTATTCCATTTATATACTCATATACTGTTGCTTGTCCTATCCAAATAACTGAATCTTCTGTAGTTACGATTGACTGATGACTTCCACAAGTAGCTGACCCTAAGTAGTTAACATCAATAAGACCATCTGTTGCGTAAGAAGAAATCTGATAAATTCCCATTTCTTTGAATACAAGATTAGTTCCGTCTGGAGTTTTACCCATTCCCATTATTATTCCATTAGAATTTGGGTCTATTAACTGATAAGATGCTGCATCAACAGTTAATGGGTCATTTATATCACTCCAATCTATTCTGTAAGGTGCGGATGCTTGTTTTGTAAATATAATTCTATTCGCTCCATTATTGAAAACAACACTACATACTGGTAAAGTTGCACTTCTATCTGTCCAATTAATTCCATCTGTTGATGATAATATATTAGTTCCGTCTGCAAATAATATAGTATCGTTCAACTGTGCAAATGTTGATAATGTTTCAGCTAAACTTATAGTAGTAGCTGGACTTCCTGTTGTTGGCAATGTGCATTCTACCCACGTTCCTGTTCCATCTGAATCATACTCTAAAACTGTTCCTCTATGTCTTAATAATGCTTGCGTTCCATCTGATAATTTTAATTGAAATATTCCGTAATATGGACCAGCATTGCTTCCATTATCATAATCAACATATCCAAAAGCTGATTTGATTGAGTCTTCCTCAATGGTAAAATTTTCACAATCAGCCATCTCCCAATCTTTTATCTCATCTGATTCTTGTCTATCATTTAATCCCCCTCTTAATGTTGGAATATTGTGAACTGGATTGTTTCTTGGTATAAATGGCATTATCTTAATTCAGCCAATCGAACAGTTCTTCTATCTCTGAAAAATGCTGGTTTTATCTGTTCGGAAGCTGTGGCTAGTGTTAATTTCATCTTACGTTTAGCTTCATCATATAATCTCTTGTATTCTATTGCTGATGGGTCTTTATCCCAAGCTTGGTATCTGTAAGTTGCTCCCATTACTATTACATCATCATATCTATCTGGTATAGCTGAAGCTTGTGAACCTGTTAGTTCAGCTTGGATCGGAATGTAATTAAATCTAAGTGTTCCTGCTTCATTTGGAGTAGGAGATAGATACACATTTTGAGCCTTAATGAAGTATCTAACTGGGCTATCATTATCTAGGTTAACGTGTAGCTCATTATATTCTTCCTCGCTAATAGGTATCATTCTTACATAATCTGATGCACTTGGAGACTTATAATGAACAGACAACATCTCCTGAAAATCTGTATCAGTTGTATATGCTTGTGTTCCTGAAACTGTTGGCTCTGTTTCAACTGTAGTAACTATCAAATCCTTACCCATTTCAATCATAACCTCTTGGTAAATGGCTTTAATGTTGTTTTCTATTATTGATTGAGCTCCTGAAGAAGTATCATCTACTTCATTTTGAACTTTTGTAACGTAATCTGCTAATACTCTACTCATAAATTTTTATTCTTATAAATGTGTTTAAACGCTTTTCCAATATCTTTTTTAGATAAATCACTATATTCTCCTCCATTTAATGTTTGACCTTGATATTCTGGTTGTTGTTCTTTCAACATTGCCATCCTATTATCGTTGTTATCTTCACCCACTTGAAGCATCCAACTATTACATCTGGGACACTTAGGAGTGCTTTCTGCATCCATTGTATGACAACCATTTTTACATTTGTATATCATTCTCATAAATCTAAGCTTAATTGAACACCCCTGTTAAGAGGTGCTCTATAAGATTAGGCTTCTTGTCTTTTGATTTGAACTCCGTGATCACCACGTAATAGGCTAGAGCCATAAAGACTTCTAACATTACATAATTGACCTTGAAGGTCGATTGTAAGACCATCGCCAGCTTCTGATTGTTGAACTTCTGGTTTCCATTGATAAGCCTGTGCAATAGCTTCTCTGTGAGCATATACGTTAGTTCGTATAGGATTCGCTGGAGAACCTGCTGCTGTTGAAGGCATATTTGTTGAAACAGCTACTGGGCTATTAAGCAACATACCAATTTGACCATTTACTAGACCTTTTTGATCAGAAAAATCTACTGAAGTAAAGTAATTTCCTGAAAGATCAAATAAATCCTTAATTGAAAAAGGAGTCATAAACCATTGTCTGTCAGTCATTGGCACATCATTTGAATTCAATCTAGCCCAAGCTTCTGTAATATCAAGGTTAGTAATAGATGTTCCACCATTATTAACTACTTGAGTTGTAAAGCTTGATGCGTGAGAAAAAATACGTGTGTCAATTTCTTTAGCAATAGAATAAGCTGCTTTTTTCATTCGAAGAGCTTTAGCTCTAAATACTGATTGTCTTTGAGCTCTGTCAGAGATTACGAAAGGATTTACGTAGTATCGAGTAAGGTCGATAGTTACTTCGCTTTCTGTGTCGCTGATAAGCTTATCAGTCAATCTTTCTCCTTCTGTAAATGAAGCAGGAGTTTGCTTCGTTAGGGATTCTGGGATATGGATTTTATCTCCACCTTCTGTTACATCAGAAGAGAAGTCCATAAAGAACTTAGCTGCTACCAAGTTTGCTTCTCGAAACTCTACTACAAATTTCGACCAAAACTCTGGTATCTGAACAGCCTCGTTGATACTTGTTACCGCATCGACTAAATTTGACATTTAATTTATAACCTCTACAATCCAGGCATTCCAACTTCTTTCATTATATCCTTATATTCTTTGGCTTCTGGGGATTTACCCTCTAATACTGATTCAAATGCTTTATCACCACGAATACTATCTGGTTGTGGTTGAGATGTCTGTTCTGCAGTCGGTGTTATTTGCTGAATTTGATTACTAGCCTGTTCACTTTGAGCTTCTCTCAAAACTCTAGCTAGAACCGCATTATCAGCATCTTCTAAAGATTTTCCTGTAGTTTCCATTTCGTGTTTTACTAGGTCTGCTCTTTCTCTAAAAGATGGATCAGTCAACATTTTGTTATTTAACTTAGTTAAATTAATGTTGTCGTAGAACTGTTGCTCTACTGATGGTTCATTGCTTTGAACTGGCTTCTGTTCAGTTTCCTGAACTGGTTGATTTAAAGCTTCTTTCTTCTCCTCTCTAATTTTCCTAAGCTTCTCGTTTTCTTTTTCGATAGCTTTTTGGATATTAGCGAGTTGAGCAGCTTTATTCTCAACATCAGCTTCCTCTGTTTTAACGTCTTCACTGACGGGTTCTTGAGTTTCCTCTTGAACAGGTGCTTGTTCGTTGTTCTCTGTTGGCGGGACAGTAGGAGTCTCGACTTCTCCCTCTACGCCTTTTTTTTCTTCATTCATAGTTTACGATAGTCTTTTACGTGCCTACCGAACACGATTTATGAATTAATATCTATCTCTTAACTGAATCATTTTTTTATTTATTGTGTTTGGGTCATACATCTTAATCTCTTCGCCTTTTCTGTAACTACTCTTATATTTCTCATAACCTCTTTTCTCCATATATCTCTCAATTAGCCCCATCGCTTCCCCCACTGTCATTATCCTTTTGTTTGTTTTTCCTATCATTTTCTTTTAATAGTTGTAAAACATTAAAATTTAGGTCATTAACTGCTTCTACCTTAGCTATCATTTTGTTAGCTATTGATACTTTCTCTGCGTCTGTCTTTGCTTTTAATAACTCCCCTATCTCCTTTGCACAATTATATTCCTTGTTGAGGAGTTCCTTGAGGTCCTGTAACATTTGGTTGTTGAGTCATACCAACCGCCTGAGCTATTCCTTGTTCAGCTCCTTCAGCGTATGAAGGAACTACTCCCCCTGAAACTCTGACGTGGTCGTCTCTATGAGTAGTTAATATTTGTAATTGCTCTGGTGTATATGGTATTGAATCCATACCACCTGCTTCTATTGCTGCATTATGTATCTTAATATGAATTGCGTGATTATCTGTGTTGAGAACTCTAGCTGTTTCTGGTTTTCTGTTCTCACTCTTAGCATCTTCTAATTGAGCTACATTGCCACTTACTTCCTCTTCTTCTCTTTCTTTTAAGCTTGGGACATATGTTTCTGGATCTTTAACTAACATTCCCTTAACAAGTAAGTTATCCCAGATTGGTTCTCTATCAATAGGAACTGCTATTCCTGGTGGTAATTGAGCTTCTTGTGTAGCTTGATTTAATAATCCTAACCACTTATTAAGCTCTGCTTGCTGTTCTACTAACGGTGTTGAACCTGCATATATTGATAAATCCTTAACTGCTTCAATATCTTTATATTTAATCTTCTTTTCTAATATTTCACCTTTCTTGCCTAATACCCTAAAGAATACTTCTTTCTGATCTGCTAGGAACTGTTTATTCATATTCAAAGCCATCTTACCGATAGGCTCTAATACTTCCTTTTCTAAAGCTTCTAGTATCATTGCTATTCTTGCATTAGACTCGGCTGTCTTTATTCTTACTTCTCCCAGAGTCTTTTGTCCTTTTTCTTGTTGAGCTCCTGTTTGGAAATCAGTTATTCCTGATGCGTTCTGTTTACTTCTCTCTAATATTTGTTGTAATGCTTGAACTGAATTTGTGTTTATATTTGGAGTTTGAGTTACACTTACGCTATTTCCTAACTCTCTAACTGCCATTAAACTTCTTGGTCCATACTTGAAATCATCTATGTTTAGTATGTTTTGAGGGTTATACTCCATTGGAGGAGTAGTAGCCACCCATAATGCTTCTAAAGCTATATTCATACTATCTTCTTCTGCATCTATTATCCCTGCTGTTGGTTCAATCATTCCAAATCCATAGAACTTTCCTAATCTTCTAATTGGTCTGAAAACTCCCATTGGGATAAATTGTTTATCAAAAGGATTCTCTGAAAATGCTATCGTTACTGATTTACCATTCCTTATATTACCCATATGAATAACGAAATTCTCGAACACTCCTTGATTGTTCATAGCCTTAACATATAGTTCAGCTACTTCGATTATTTCTTCTCCTGCCATTGCGTGCATCTCATTATTGTCTAGCCCATCCATATCGTTAATTCTTCTCTGAAAGTCATCTGAATTAATAACCTCTAATTGTAAGTTATCAATGTTAAATCCTTGTGCTTTTATCTCTTTTAGTTTTTTCTTTGTCTTATGTCCAAATACTCTTATATCATCTCTTTCAATGGCATCTATGTTCCATATAAGGTCTCCAGGACTAATTGGAGTAATTGTGTAGTTAGCTATAACATCTTCTACATCAACTTTAATATCTTTACCAACCTTTCCTAAAGCTTTAACCATTATAGGATTAGTAACCTTTATTCCTAATACTTCTTTACCTTTCTTTTTACGAATAAGCTTTTCTTCTTTCCATCCCATCTTCCAGCCTGCTAACCCTGTTACTAAAGCCCATCTTGCTATTGTTTTAACTCTCTCTTGTGCATCTGCTTGTTCCCACTGGTATTCTGAAAACTCTCCATAAATTTCTTGAGCTGGAACATCGCTTCTTTCTCTTGCTAAATATTTATAAATTGGGTTTCTTGATAATAGTCTTGGTATAGTGTTCTCTACTATTGCAAAAGAACCTCCCATTGGAGCTTTAGACTCTGTTTGTTCTGTAATAGAACCTGGTCTTATCTTATTCTCGTATCTATCTATTAAATTGAGCCATCTTTCTCTGATAGTCCAAATAGAGTCTCTATGATTTTCAATCACATCTCTTGCTATTTCTTCTATTTTACTTTGTGAAATCATTAGTATTTAGATTTAATTATTATGTTGCCGAAGTCTGGAGTTACTGCCCAATACCTCAACATATCTGCTGCGTGTGAAGTCCAATCGTGTAATGGCTTGTTTTTAAACTCTCCTAACTTATCATCCCATTCTTTACGATACTGACTTATACAGTCTATAAATCTTGCACATTTCTTTTCGTCTATAAATAGCTCACTAAACTTCGTTCTTACTGCCTGAATACCATCGTCAACTGAAAGATTTGGAGCTATTCTAAAATGTATTCCTAATCCTTGTGCTGTCGTCTTTCTACTAGCTCCTGTGCTAAATTCTCTTACCTCTATATCGTGTGGGGCATAGTGTTCCCCATATACATAATTCTTTTCTTTTAAAACTTTAATGTAATGTTGTAGTCCTTCTCCTGATGCTTCGTAATAATCTATCATTCTCCATTCTTGACCTACTCTTTGAAAGAATCCTATTGCTGTTGAATCTCCTACTCCTAGATCCCACCAAGTATGAACTGGTATTGCTGATGAGTATGGTATATCTTTAATTCTTTCTTCTTTTCTTGCCTGATTTATTTGTTCTGCATAATATGCTCCTTTTATGCTTGCTTCAAAACTACAATTCCATTCCTGATTATATTCATCTTCTGTCATTATCTTCCTTGCATCATCAAGTTCTTCTTGACTTATAAGGTTTGTATCTGAAACTTTTAGCAATAATGATAACCAACTCTTATCATCTTTGCCTTGTTCATATAATCTATAAAAATCATTCTTACCTTTAGGAGTTCCTATCCATATTCCATATCCTTTATGATCTGCTAGAGCTGGTCTTATAATCTCTGTAAATATATTTGATGGTTGTTGCGAGTATTCATCAAATACTACTCCCCATAATGCTATACCTCTAAGTGCGTCTGGGTTATCTGCTCCGTATAATGTTATTCTTGAACCATTTAAAAAGTCTGCTCTTAATTCCGATTCATTAAACTCTACTCCTTCTATCTTTCTGCAATATTTCTTTAATATATCCCAAGCTATATTCTTTGCTTGTTTATAGGTTGGTGCTATATATGCGTATCTGCTTTCATTCACTAACATTGCATCTCTTATAAGATGATTTAAACTTGCAACTGTTTTTCCACTTCTTCTATGAGCTACTATTACTTTCCATCTCTCCTTCCCTTCGTGAAGTTTCTTCGTCCACAGTCTCGGATTGTATATTGTTATCTTCTCCATAGTTTCCCCAGTCATAAGTTTTTACATCTGCATCTATTTTTTGTTCTATTTTATCTTTCCAACCAAAATTCTTTAATGCGAATATATCACCACTTCTTCCTTTTCTTCTAAGATCTAATTCATATTCTAATTGAACTTTATCTTTTGCCTTTTTTATTGTGTCAAAATATTCATCTTTCTTTTCATAGTTACACAATGTTTCTCTTGATGTGTCAAGTGCTAAAGCTAGTCCTGTTATAGTTATTTCTGTTTTTGGAGTCTTGTCAAAATACTCGTTGATCTTCTTCTCGAGTTCTTCTACGCTTTCAAATTTTAGCGGTCTCCCTACTTTTGCCATTATGTTTCATTATTGTCTTGGTCCTTTAGACTTTCTTGTTTTACTCTTAGCT